AGGGCTCTCGTCCCCAGCAGCCATGTCTCCGGCATCACCACCCAAATCTAAATCACCACCCAAGTCATCACCTCCAAGGTCACCTCCACCACCTAGGTCTCCGAGACCTCCACCAGATTCACCACCACCAGATTCCGCTGGTTGTGCAGCTGCTTCTAGAGATGCTCCGAACTTTTTGTCATAAAACATTTCTCTCTGCATTCTAACAAACTCTTCATCTGAGAGGCCGAAAAGGTTTTCAGCAACCCATCGTTTTGAGAAATATCCCTCAGTTGCATTGCTAGCAACAGAGAATTTTTGATCCCAATGTTCAAGCTCTTGAAGCTCGGCAATCTTTGATGGGTTATTTAATTGCAACTTAAATGATAGGAGATCATCATTTCGAAATCCCATTGTAAACAAGTGAATAATTCCAATTTTTTCCAGCTCAGAAATCACAACTCTTTGTAATCTCTGGATTGTTCTAGCGAAACGAATATCTTTTTGTGCGAGAGTTGTTTTGTCTTCCTGTGCTCCTTCTCCCATTGTAAGGTAGGATTGCGGAACTTTTAGAGCAGAGAACAACTTATCTCGTAAATATTTAACATCTTCAATGGTAGCAGTCATAGCACCGCCCGGAAGGTTTGTTATGTCTGTGTTTGATGTTCCACGAATAGGAATATAATAATCTTCTTCAATTGACAAAGGATTATATCGAAGATCAAGTCGTCCTGTTGATGGATCTGTAACCTGATGACGTTTCATTTGTGTCATTACTTTCTGCATATATTGTTCTACATCTTGTGGCGGAATATTACCGACATCAATTTTAAAAACTCGTCTCTCTGGGGCACGAACGATTCGATAAGCCATCATTGCGTCTTCTAAGAGTGTAAGCTGTCTCCAGATTCTACGAGCAGGTTCCAAAACAGAAGTTCCATACGGAGCATGCTTGTCGTTTCCAAGAATGCGAAAGTGAGCCATTTGCCAATTTTCCAAAGTCATTCCTGCTGTATTCCATTGATACTGCACATAATTTGGATTTGTTTCGTCTTCACCTTCTAAACGCTCAATTTCTTGAGGAGGAAGACCGATGCATGCACGAATTCCCATTGATTCTTCAATATCTAGATAGAGGAAAAGATCTCCGTATTTACACATAGTTCTAGACCAGCCAAACAGATTATGTTCAATGTTGAGAACGTTATGATAAAGATTATGAAGAATTGTTTTGATCTCGTCATTTGGACACTTAATTCTAAGCATAGGCTGAAGAGAGGAGTGTGTTGTCATCTCATCTGCGTAAATATCCAACGAGGAAGCACACTCTGGTGTGTATTCCATTTGATCAAAATCAACGTAACGCTCAGCACGATTTCTATTTGAAATCATGTTAACCGTCATAATATTCATTGGGTTGTATTCTTGCTTCTTGAATTGCTTACCAGAAGCGCTTCTAAAGCGAGATGAATATACATCCAACTGGCGTCTTCTCAGCTGGCGTCCTTGTTGTGTTCTTCTCTGTGTTATAGGTCCTGAGAATAGTTTTGTTAAAGACTTAAAAAGTCCGTTCTCTTCATTATAGGGATTCTTCCCTAAATTTCTTTTTTTTCTAGCCATTTATTATCCTTTGAATATCCAAGCAAATTCTTTTCTATTGTTTAATTGTTCTTTATATTTAGTTTCAAAGTCCTGATTATACCCATCTTGTCCTTTTATCGCTGTGTTCATTATGTTCTTTTTCATGTACATTCCATCAATTAGAGCTTTATTGTATTCTTTATCTTTCTCGGAAACTTCTAAAGCAGTGTCTCTAACCCAACACATAATTGAAAGACACATAATAATGTCGTCATGATAGGATCTCATTGCTTGGGGTTTTCCATTGTTCCAAACAAATGTTCTAAATTCATCAAATGCGCGAGAAGATCTGATTTTTATTATTTTATTTCTAATAAACTCTTCAAGCTTTGCAACAATCAACGGCCTAGTCTTGGTTGAGGTTGTAAACCCTCCAACAGCATTGGTCATAAATTGTCCTTGAGATGCATCTATAAATTCATGAGTTCCTTTAATGGAGTAATAAAGATTTTCGTAACCGAGAGTAACTAGTTTTTCAAAAACCGAAATGCCGATTCCATTGTTTTCTACAACGAGAAGGCATTTGCCATACTCCATTCCTGCTGAGTAAAGCATTTGCGAATACATATCTAAGGTTGGCTTTCCTTGATACTCAGCCACTATTTCCATTGTTGCTACATTAAGCACATGAAAAACAGAGTTATCAGCCCCATCGCCTCTAGCAACATCGGCAACAAGCAAATAAGAGTTGCCCTCTTGGTACTTTTCCCATATCCAAAAATTTCTATCATATCCTGTCCTATAAGTTGGTTCTACAATCTGTTCCTGTAGCCAAGCAATATCATCCGGATGAATAACGGTATCACCAGATGTATTGAAGTTACATTCTAATTCTTGTGCGATTTGTCGGCGAGACATATTCTTGGTCTCTTTTGCAAACCATTCTTGATCTCTCTCCGGATGAACATCCCACGGCAAGTTAACCGGCTTAAAGTCTGAGTCTCCATTGTCTGCTGAGACATATGTCTTGTGAAACCAGTTTCCTACACCATTTGGAGTACTCAAAGCAATGCAACGACCACCCGTTGATAGTGTGGGATAGAGACCAGTCCACAAATCATCAAGTCCGTCAATGTGAGCAGCCTCATCAATAATAAGAAGAGACAATGCTTCCGAACGACCAGCGTCTCCGGAGGTTGAAGCGGCTTTAATTTGAGATCCATTGGAGAGTTCAAACGATGTTCTGTTGTCAACTTTAATCTTGGAGACTCTCATCCAATCCGGAAGGTACTGCATAATGTTTTTTACTTTCTTAACAAGATTGGCTGCTGTTGAAAACTTGGTCGCGATCACGAGAATGTTCTTGTCTCGGTGAAACAACATAAACCAAACAGCATAAGCAGCGGAGATCGTTGAGATCCCAAGCTGTCTTGCTTTTAAGATGACAGTAAAACGAAAATCGTTGAAGTCGTTGATTAAATCATCTTGATAAGGATAGGTCTTAAAAGGAATAAGCCCGTGCATAGGATGCGAAATACGACAGTAATTATTTATGAAGTATTGCGGATCTTTGCCGGACTTAACAATTTCCTTTATTATGTCTTTCTTTGAAAGAGAGAAACTCATTGTTTACCTTTATTCTTCTTTGAAAAAGCGACTGAAGAAACCTTTCTTCTTTTGTTCTGGTTGTGATAGTGCGGCTAAAGCCTTCTTTATTCTACTCCCTGCTGCTTTCAATTGATTTACGTCAAGTGGTTGCCTGATGATTGCCATATCAGCGTTGACTTTTTCCCTGTTTCCATAAACATCGGTATCTGCCATTTTTTGCAAAAGAGCCTCTCTTTGTTGCTCGGAGCTATCTCCAGCCATAGTTTTCTGCAACATTTTTAAGCTGTTGCTAAGTTCTTGGATCTTAGCTTTTTCTTGTTTACTTGGCACATAAGTTGAACTACTTGGAATTTGCTTTGTGGAATTTCCTGCTAGATTATCTGGATGTATGGCCTGGGGGAGTCCTTTATTAAGATTCGGGTCTTTTTCCTTCTCTCCCTGTCTATATAGCGCTTGCTGGGCCATATCTTGTGCCGCTCGGGACTTTCCAATCTTTGTTAAAAGATAACCATGCTCCTCGGGTGTAATTTTTCCGTATTCCAGTCGCCGATCTAGGTCCTTTTTTGCCTGGTCGTGATCCGTAGGAGAATTTTCTTGTATCACCGATTCAAGTTCTTCTTTGATAAGTTTTTTAAGTATTTGTGTTGTTAATTTCATTTCTCATTATCTCCTTTTTTGATGAATTCATTTTGTGGTCGCTTTGCGTCCTTGAATTTTTCAATAAACTTTCGTGTAATTGCTCTACTATCTTCAACAGCAGGATCAAGAATTGGCTCTTCTTTTACTTTACTGATCTTGTAATGTTGATAAGCCTGAACGAATGTTCGTACACGGGATGTTGATTGAACCAAAACTTTGACTTCACCTTGTTTAGTAAGAGTCACGGAGTTGCCTGTGATAGCTTTATATTCTTTTTGGAGAAACTTTTTAATCTCGTTAAGTTGTCTCTCAATGTCTTGCTCAAATTTTCCAGCATAGACTTCTTTAAGTCGGACATCTGATTGATAATTTATGATGATGCAGTTAGAATAAAATTTAACAGAGAAACCGTCGTTAACTCTTTTATCCATAATTGGGCACCCTTCTTCACGACGCAAACCAACTTGTCGGGCTTGACCATCAAGAGAAAACCTCTCATCGTGTGCGCCATCATAAGCGTTTGCAGCGGCTTGTGCCAAGCCTTGTATAATTTCTAATGTTGTTGATTCAGCCATTTTTAGGTCTCCATCCTGTTTTCCAGCGTTCTTCACGCCCTTCAACCCATTGAATGTAACATTTTTCACAACAATCAAACTTGGACATATACACATCATCGTTAGATTTAAATGAATAAACATTACATACAGGACAAGAACGTTTAGAATTCTTTGTAATTAGTTTCTTTGGGATAAAAACCCCATTTATCTCATCTTCGTCATTCATCCCAGACTCATCATATTTATAAAAGTCTTTGAGTTCCGCAAGATATTCTTTTTCTTTTTCATCATCCCATCCTTTCTTGGGATGTTGAACGGCTTCTTCACCGTATTTCTCCGCAATTGCTTTTTCTATTTTAATTGCGTAGTTTGGATCTTTATTTTTCATTTTTCCTCTGCCAATCGTATGAAATTTTGTCTGTTTTAATCGGGCCACCTTTTGCCCATGTTCTACAAGACCGTGCTGAATGGCACTTAAAATGATGCATCCAGCAATAACCGAGTCTGCCGTCGTCATCCGATACGGGACCGGGCATACACTTATCCATTCTTGGACTGATGTCAAATGCAACACAATTTCCGCAGAGAGACTTCAGTGCTGCATCTTCTGTGGTGTTCCAATACTTTGCTATGTCTTTCCAATAGTCCGCAGGTTCATCAACATTTAGCGGCCCGTATTGTATGTGTTCTGCGTGGATTGCGGAATCGCGATTCTTCGTGTTAAGTTTGAGATCCTGCGTTGCCTTTGGGCAAATCATTTCTTTTATTTTTTTTAGTATCTTTATCTTCATTGAGTCAGTCCAGGTTTGACGGCATACATAATAGCAATTGACATTCCAGCTCCAATAACGAAGCCACCAACAACAGGTAAAACATTATTTGTTGGTTTCAATTGTTTTATATGTTCGTCTTGTAATATAATTAGTTCGTTAAGTTTCTTGATCTCCGCATCTGTCTGAACTTTTAAAACATCATAGCGATACTTCTCTTCTATTCTCAGATTGTTAAGTTGAAACTCTATCTTTGCTTCACACATCAAATCTTTCGTGGCGGCATCTTCAACAAGAATTCTCATTGCCGATTCATTCAAGAGGCGACCATCCCATGGAACAGTCTCACCAGTTTTCATTTCTTTATATTTTGGCTCTTCCGCAAACAAAAGAGGTAACAGAAAAATCATTCTTCTTTCTCAATACCTTTTGACTTTAAGAAGTCATCGGTGTTAACCTTCTTTGCTTCCTCTTCTATCTTTGCCTTTTTTTCTTCAAAATTTAGAACGTTTTCAACTGTAGAAGCGTCTTTGTCTTCCACAAGGTCTCCGAGGTCCTCCACCAACTCTTGTCGCTGTTCTTCCTCTAAATCTTTCCATTTTTCATAGAATTTTACTTGTTGCTGTTTTGCATCCTTTGAGCGCCCCAAAAGGTAAAAAGCAATGGCCGTGACAATCATCACGATCCACTGCCAATATTTGACGACAAAGTTTTTAATTTTTGTCCACCAAATCATTACATACCTTTCCAGACTTTAGCGACATCAATAGCGGATTGGCCACCGATATACATAGAGGCAATCATCGCCCAAGTATCAGGGTCAAGTCCGGACCAGATAAGAAGTCCAGTTGCGCACATAAATACAAGAAGCTTACGAGAAACCGCTTTGCTAAGGATAGCATCCAATGCTCCACCTTTTGCATGTGTACACTCTTGATCACAATCATGCTCGGAACAATTACAGTCTTTACAATTGCAATCCTCACAACAGTCGCAGCATTTTTCTTTTTCGTTTTCCATCTTATTTCTCCTTAAGTAATAATATTGTAACATAAAAAAACCTATTTAGCTTTTACACTAAATAGGTCGTTATTGGTTAAATGTTTACTTTGGCATAGCCATCAATTTTATCAATGTCTATCGTCATGTCCACCACATCTTTTAAATGATCAAGGTGAGAAATAATCAAGACAGTCTTAAATTGACTCTTTATCATCTGCAGAAGTCTTGTAAAGCCCTCCATGTGTTCTTGATCAAGTGCCGTTGCCGGTTCGTCAAGAATAAAAATTTGTGACTTTGGAAGATTGGTTATGGCAATCATCGCAAGACGGATAGCCATTGAAGCAATTGTCTTTTCTGCTCCTGATCCCATAGATAATGGTCGTGGTGCATAGTTCGGATGTTTAATTGAGATTTCAAGCTTATTTGCTGTGTTCTCAAAGAATACTTCAAACTCAACAATGTTGGCTAAGATCTTCGCAATCTCTTGATTGATAATCGGCAACTTCTGCTGAATGATTTCATATGAAATTCCATTGGGATGCATACAAGTTGTGTAGATATCATAAGCACGATATTCATTCATAACATCTTTGTATTCATTCTTCTCCTCATAGATGGAGCGAATCATTTCTTTTGTTGTTGCTTCTTCAATAAGATATTCTTTGGTAAGATCATCACACTTCTTAAGAAAAGCTTTATTTTCTTTAATCTTATTCTCAACAGCTTTGCGTTCTCCGAACAATTGTTCCTTATTCTCAATGGCTTGACGATTATCTTCATAATCTTTTGCTTTTGCTTCTAGTGCATCAACTTCATTTGCTAGCAGAGAGATTGTTGCTTCGTTTTTATCAATTGACATCTTGCTTCTCTCAATGTTCAGACAAGCAGCATCATATTCTTCATTAAGTTCCTTAAACTTCTCAATGTTTCTTTCTATAGAATCAATTCCATAGTCTTCAAACTTAAGCTTCGCAGTATTCAATGAATCACCAAGATCAGCTAAAAGATTCATATTGTGGGGCAACTCTTCTTTTGCTTTTTCTGCTTGCTTAACAAACTCATTATCACAGCAGAAGTTACAATTTGGATCATATTCATGATCATGAAGCATTGAAGCTGTTTTGTCTAAATTCATAACAAGGGTTTTCTGTGCACGAAGCTGTCGGGCAAAGTCTTTCATAATTTCTTCTTGACCTTTGGCTTCCTTTTTAAGCTGCTGGAGGCGTTCTAGGTTATCATAATCAAGCTCTTTCACATGAATATCTAAATATTTGTCAAGCTTTTCTATGTTATCTTGAGAAGCAAGGTTTTGAGAAAGCAATTTTGTTTTTTTGACTCTCTTGAAAGCAATCTCTTTCTGAACGGCAAGGATGTCGATAATCTCCGCAGGAATTGCGCTGATTGTTTCGTTAATCTCCGCAAGCTCAGCTTGATGCTTTTCAATTGAACATGTGTAAAGATTGCACTTGTCTATTTGTTCATCAATGTCGCGCTGAATGTCTTGAAGAAGATCATTCTTTTTCATTATTTGCTCTTCAAACTTCTTGCTTTCCATTCGCTTAATAACTCCACGAAGGTCAGCAGCGTCTTTACGAGCCAACTTATACTTCTGATCAAAGATTTGTAGGTCTAAAAATTTCGCTATAATCTCTTTTCTCTTGGTAGAGCCTTCTCTGAGGAATGCCATAGAGTCCATTTGAGAAGCCATAGAAGTTAACAGGAAGTCGTCAATCGTTCCAAAGTGCTTACGAATGTTTGCATCAGTCTCATTACGAGTTGTGCCGTTTTTGCTCTCTAAAGCTCCGCCTGTTGTTTTAGTAAAGTCAAGGTCCACCTTCGCTTCATAAGTCTCTTTACCTTTGGATTTCTTAGTGTATTTGTTAAGATTTCGGGTAATCTGGAAAGAGTCGTGTCCAGCTTCAAGTTTTATCTTGCATTTTGCGAAGTCTTTGTTTTGGTTGATGATGTGGACGTTTTTTCGCTCTCCTTTAGAAGTCGTGTTAAAAAGATTATATAACACACTGTCGATAATAGAAGACTTTCCTGAATAATTCTTACCGAAGATTCCGACAAGTCCGGATAGCTTTTCAAAATTAACCTTATTCTTCTCACCGTAGTTGAAGAGGTTATCCCACTGAATCTCTTTAATTTTCCAAATAACATTTCGTGATATCTCCTCTGTCTCTTCGACTGTTTGATTATATTTTTTATTTAACTCAAGAATCTTGTCCATCACTTCATCGGTCATGTCAAGGTCTTTGCAATATTCTCGGATATACTTCTCTTGGATTGTTATGTCTCGGAGGTTTTCCGCACCAACAGCTTTGCCTAAGAGAGATGTTGTGGAAGAATTTGTTGTACCATTATTGATAAACGACACAGAATATGGGCTCCACTTCTTTTGACAGTAGTCACACGCAGCTTTCAACTTCATTGGAGAAATATTAGCAGACGCACGAATCCTAAGACGGCACCCTTTGGGCACAATAGTGTTAGGAACTTGTCCGGTTGATGTAAGGTCAATCGTAATGAATGGCCGTGGATTTGCAATTGAAATGTGTTGACAATCCCAATCGAACTTGTCACGAATGTTCCACATAAGGAAGCCTTTGTTGATAGATTCTCCGAAGTTTTGTTGAACTGTAGAGCCGGCATATCTCACTCTTCCTTTGAGATCCATCTTTTGTTGCTTGTGAATATCACCAAGCAAAGCAAAGT